GAACTCGGCTTCCATGCGGCGCATCTCGTCCAGAATAGCCTGCCCTTCACTCACATCCATGCGCGTGCGGATCTCCCCCGGAAGCGGGATCGTGTAAGTGTCGGCGAACTCATCGCTCTCCATGATCTTGGAAATGAACAGAAGTGACTCCGCCAAATCGATCGCTGTGCCGAACCTTATTTCCAGCCGGCCGCGCCGTAGTGAGATCGCTGAGGGAAGCGATGCGATCGATGGCGGCTCACGGTCGTGGCGCACCAGTGTCCGCAATTTCTGCCTGGTAACCCCAGGGGGCTTGCTTCGGATCGAAGCGAATAATTGCGGGACATCATTGCAGTCCCTGACGAGCTCGAGGAAGGACGCCAGGTGATCGCGCTCAACCAGAAGCGACGGTCCCACCATCGTCCGGGGAAGCATCTCGATCAGTCTTTGAGCGGCGCGGGGTTGGAGGCGGAACAGGTTCTGGAGATCGCTGCAGCTGTAGTGACTGCGCACCGAATCGACCACGGAACGGTGCAACTCGCGAACGAAAGGAAGCCAGGTGATTGGTCGGGGCAAGGGCATCCTCGGAGTTACTAACCCAATGCTTTGATGAGTATAGAATCCTTCTCAACGGAAGGGAATAAGTGCGCATTCCCGCACTAACCCGGGTTTACCAGATAGGTAACGGGGTATCTCTGACGATATTAATTAGTACGTCATCCTTCCCATAACACCTCTTATCAGACATAGATTTTGAGCGCATAAAGACCGCCAGATCGGTCGATTTCGACGCCCCGCGGCTGACCCCGAATATCCTCGATTTTGCCACCCACGCTCCGCAAGTGCCCGCCGGCGTGCATCGCGAAGCTAACTGGAAACGCCGCGCGGCTGACCCCGCATTTTTGACCTGGGGTGGAACTTGCGATGCGACGCCTGGAGGTGGCCAATCGCGACGTGCGTGTAGGCCTGCGTCGTGGTGATGTCGGCATGGCCCAGCATGGTCTGCACCGATCGCAGATCCGCTCCGTTCTCCACCATGTGCGTCGCGCAGCTGTGCCTCAGCTTGTGCGGGCTGGCCTTCTTGCTCGGCGAGTACGCGCGCACCACCTCCCCGATCCAGCGCCGCGACAGCGCCTTGCCCTGGATGCTCAGAAACATGGCACGGCAGATGACGCCGGCCGAAGCGCGCGCGAGTTGCGGCCGGCCGCGCTCCAGGTAGGCCTCGAGAGCTTCACACGCGCGTCGCCCCAGGGGCACGATCCGTTCCTTATCGCCCTTCCCTCTCACCTGGGCACGTGCCTGGTCCAACTGGACATCCTCGACCTTGAGGGTGCAGACCTCGCTGACCCGGAGCCCTCCCGCATAGAGCACTTCCAGAAGGGCGTGATCGCGCAGCGCCAGGGCGCCGGCATCGTCGGCCGCCGCCGCGATCGCAGTTCCGCCCAGCATCTCCCGCACGTCATCCTGCGAGAGAGCCTTCGGCACAGTCTGCCAGGACGCGGGCGTATCGATCAGCAGCGTCGGATCGTGGGAGATCCGCTTGTCCCTCAGCAGCCACCGGTAGAACATCCGCAGCCCACTCACCTTGCGTGCCACGGTCCGCGAGGTCACGCCGTTTCCGCGGAGCTGTCCCATGAAGGCGCTCACATCGGCCTGCGTCGCCGTGACCAGGAGCGCGAAGCTCTTCTCCACAAACTCGGCGAACTGTTCCAGGTCAGTCGCGTATGCCGCGCACGAGTTGGGGCGCAGCCCGCGCTCGACGCACAGATGGACGGCGTACTCGCGCATCAGCTGCAGGTTGCCCGCCGTCTCGCTCATCGGGCAATTGTAGCCAGACGCAAAAAAGCCGCCCCTCCCAGGGGGAGAGGCGGATAGCTTAGGGGACGTGAAAGATTGTAGCCCTGCCATCAGAGGCGGGGCGGCGCTTTAGATCTGTGCGGCCGGTCTGTACTGCATCAGGCCGAAGCTGCAGCCGAAGCATGTTCCGCTCTGGCGCACCGCGCGAACGAAGCATCTGGAGCGAATCCCTTTGATGGCCTGCCGGGTCACTTCCGCGGCGAGGCGCGCATCCAGGTACCCGACCTGTTCCCCGCCGGGCGTGAGCAGTGCGACTGCCTTCGGGTCGAACGGATTTTCGGGCTCTGGCGCGAGCTGCAGCTCGTCATAGGGCCCAAGGGTGCTCGCGATCTGCTGCCGGCTGGTCTGGTCGGCATTGCGGTGGGATATGCCGGCTACCTTCCCATCGAACCATGATCCTCCGCAAGCGCGGGCCTTCTGGTCCATCCAGTCTTCGAAGTCATCCTGAATCCGGGTGCTCATGTTCTGGCGCTCCTGGTGAGCGCTGCCCGCGCGAAGGGAATGCCCGGGACCTGAGCCCCGGGCGTGGAAACGCACACAGCAAAACCCCGTGATTAGCAGGCTCTCTGTGCATTGCGGTTTTTGTCGGGTCTTACTGTGCGGTGAACGTCTGCGAAGCCATAGCCCCTCGCCTCGTATCTCTCATGATCCGGACGTAGGCAGCACCAGCCGGTGCGGTGAAGGTCTGACCATCCGTGAACGGCTCAACCACTCCGCTGATGTAAGCATGCGAACTATCAAACCAGGCTATCCCGTAGTTGGGGTTTCCGTTTCCAGTGCCGAATCCCATCGCGTACGCCGTTCCTGCTGTGACCGCGATGAAATCGGACGAATACCAAGGCGAGCCCTGGAAGTCGAGCGCGCCACTTGCCACAAATACCATATAGCCGACGCTCGCAGTAGACGGGTCGAACAGGTTGCCCCCTGTGACAGGTGCTGTGACTGTGAAGCTAGTCGTAACTGAACCCGATCCATATCCTGTTATGGCGGACTGCGATGCACCGACAACCACTGTTCCAGCCGAACCCGTGAGCGTTACCGTGTTTCCTGAGATTGTGGCTGGACCAGAAACAATTGAGTAGGTTATTGCCGCGGACGAGTTCGAAGTGGCACTGACGGTGAAGGCCGAATCAGTTGTAAGTTTTGAACCAATGGATGCCAAGGCGAGCGTATTCGCAGCTCCCGCCGTGACCGACTGGCCCGATGTAGGATTCAGGCCGTAGTCGCCGGAGATGCGAAGGAATGCGGCGCCGGTGGGTGCGACATAGTTCTGGTTATCCACCTGCGGGAGCGAACCCGCCGAAGAGATGTATGCGTGTGAACTGTTGTACCAGACGGCCTCGGCATAGCTGGAGTTGCCGTGCGTTCCGGTGCCCTTCAGGACGTTGTAGGTGGTGCCCGCCGTAACTGCCATCTCGGCGCTGACATAGAAGGAAGCGCCAACTCCGGAGACTGTACCGTTGGAGGCCACGAGTAGGCTGTCCATCGTCACCGTTCCTGGGACAAACAGGTTGCCCGAGCTTGACGGGACAGTGACAGCAAAGCTGCCCGAAGTAGAGCCGGACGTGTAGCCGGTCGCGGATGCCTGCGAGACGCCTACAACAACCGTGCCCGCGCTGCCGGTGAGGGTTACGGTCGTGCCCGAGATTGTCGCCGGGCCGCTGGCGATGGAGTACGTCAGGGCGCCCGAGGAGTTGCTCGTTGCCGAGACGGTGAACGGAGCGTCGGTGGTGAACTTGGAGGGAATGGACGCCAGGGTGATCGTCGGCGCGATGGGGGAGCTCGGTGCCGTGACCGCAAAGCTGGCGGATGCCGTACCGGTGGTGTAGCCGGTCGCGGCCGCCTCAGACGCTCCCAAAACCACCGTACCAGCCGAGCCTGTCAACGTGATGGTGCTGCCCGACACGGTAGCCGGGCCGCTGGTGACCGCGTATGTAAATGCGCCCGAGGAGTTGCTCGTTGCCGCAACAGTAAACGGAGCGTCCGTGGTGAGGTGGGAGCCAACACTAAAACTTATGGTCGGGGAGATAGGGCCCGAGCCCGGCGCGCTGACGTTGAACATGGTTTGAATGCTGGTGGCCGCATACCCGCCAGAGGCCGCCTGCGCGACGCCGATGTAGACCGGACCTGTCGCACCCAGGAGAGTGACGGTGTTACCGGTGATGCGGGCGCCACCAGATACAGAGCCGTTCAGCCCGTAGCTGATCGCGCCAGAGGAGTTCGATGTGGCTGTGATGGTAAACGGCGCGTCGGTCGTAATATGGTCGGGGATCGTAAGCGCCAAAGATGGAACGGTAGCCGTAGAAGGCAGGCCACTGAGGCTGGTGGTGGCGTACTGAGCGAGAAACCGGGAAATCAGGGGAGCCCAACGGTACTGATAAGCCCCGTCCGTCAAATGCAGGCCGTCGCGGAGATACGTGGCCCACGTCGCGGGTGCAATGCCGCTGTTCGCAAACATATCCAGAAAAGGAACGCCGTAGAACGCGCAAACCGTCCTGAGCGCGGTCAACTCCTGTTGCATGACGGGATCGGTCGCGCCGATGTACCCCGCGCCATTCGCAACGCCCGCTGTACCCGAGTACGCTGCGGGATTGTAGTGCGCGGGGCCAACCCAGAGGATCGGAATGCCCGGCTTGGCCTGCTGGATATAGGTGATCGCGCGGGTAATGTAGCCGTAGTAAGTGCCCGAAGTTGCGGAGTCGCCCATCGCGCCGAGATTGTTCGTCGCCAGGTTGCCGTCGTTCGTCCCGAGCTCGATCAGGACGGCGTCCGAGTTGGCCAGCGCGGTAGCGAGAGCGCCCACAACCGGGCCGTCGCCGCCACTGTCGTACAGGTCGAAAATCTTTGAGGTACGGCGCCCAGATTCCAGATCCCGGTACCCGGCCGTAAAGCCGGTTTGAGCAAACAGTGTCGGGAACCAGGCATAACCAAAACTGTCGCCGTACGAGTCCGTGAACAGCGCCAGCCTGCTACCCGCGAACGGCTTGACAGTTGCGCTCGAACCGGCACCAGGAATGCCCACAGGAATGCCGAAGTTCAGCACAGCCGCAGACGATGTGCCACTGTTGGCGACCGTCGGGGTTGCGCCCGGAGAGAGCGCAGACACAGTCCCAATCGAGACAGTGGCAGCTCCGGGCGCACCAGCCGGCCCGGTAGCACCGGCGGCGCCGGTAGGTCCGGTGGGGCCGGCCGGACCTGCGGGGCCGGCTGCTGCCATCACGGTCCAATAGCTCAGGCTGGAGGCGGGGTTGTTGCCAGTGCCGCCCAGGATCGAAACGTAGCTGATGCCGCCCGAGATGACGCTATCGCCCGGAAAGTAGGCGGTGCCGGCGGAGTACGTTCCCCTGAACGTCACGACGTTGCGCTGGGCCTGGGCGGCAGGAGTGAGCAGCGCGGCCGGGCCAACAGGAGCAAGCGCAAGCGCGAGAGCAAGGCAGCGGAACAGAGTACGGTGAGTCATGTCGAAAGGTCTCCGAAAGCGGTCGATTTAGGGCGTGATGTTGAGGCCGCCGCTGATGATGCGGAGGGTGTAGGTGGATCCGGACACGGTGTCCGCGAAGGCGAGCGCGGCTACGCCGCCGCTGCTGGCTGTAGTCAGGTACAGCCCACCTGCGTTGATGGAGAGCGTGTACATCTGGCCGGAGACGGAATCGATCAGCGTCGCCGCGCTGGCGCCGCCGGACGGGGCCGAGTTAACCGCGCGGATCGTGAACCCGCCGGACACGAAGCTCAGCGTGTAGTAGGTGCCGGGACTGGTGGACGAATCCAGCAGGTAGATGGAGGAGGCAGGGGCCGTGCTGACGCCGCCCACAGTGATGCAGGTGAAGGTGTGGGTTGAGGCGGAGAAGTTAAGGGCGTGCGTAGCGCCGGTGCAGTCGGGGAGGGAGGCCAGCAGCGTGGACAGGCCTGACGGTCCCGCTGGTCCAGTAATCAGAGTTACCGGCGTTGCTGCGCTGTAGTGCGTGGAGCTGAGGCTGCAGAGATTGAAGGTCCCGGTGCCACCGTCATCTACGAGCGCGTTCTTGATGGTCGAGCGTTCACCGGTGGCCGCGTTCGCGATGACGAACGTGTACCCCATGTGCAGAGGGTCGGTTACGGCGGGGTTGGCGATCTGGAGCGTGCCGACCAGCGACCCGTTCAGGATGTTCAGCGTGGTGCTGCCGCCGGTGGCCAGGTCTCCAGCAACGCTGAACGGAACGGAAACCGCGTTGCCGGCGCTCGGCGTGACTGTCAGCGTGCCTTTGGCCAGCGGATGATTGAAGGCATCCTTGAGGCAACTGGCGGCCGTGATCGTGACATAGGGCGAGGGCGCGGTCTGAGCACCGGCGGAAACGCACGCCACCGCCAAAAGCATCAGGAGGAGACGACGACGCATGAGGGTTTCTCCGAGAGGTTCGAGAACTGGTTAATGAATTAGGCTGCCGGAACGCCGCCGACGTGATACGAGAGCGGACGGCCCCCCGGCCCGTTTAGGTGTCGATGTAGATCTCGAAGATGAAGAGGAACGATTCGGTGGTCGCAGTCAAATCGGCGATCGTTACTTCGGCCAGCACCGACACGTCGCTGAACGATGTCCCGGCCGGGATGCTTGCGGTGTAGCTCGCCACGTCGGTCGTGGTCGTGGCGTTCAGCAGGGTCACGACGGTGCCGTTGATCGTGGCCGTCAGCAGCATGTTGGAATCCACGTCGCACGCGCAGGAGGCGATCACGGTGAGGGTGGCGATCGACGTGCTCTGCGCTGGAACGAAGCCATGGAAGGAACAGGATCCCGAGGCGTAACTACTGCCGAGAGTGGATGGGTCTACATACGAACTGGCCGAAACGGTGGCGCAGTTGCTGGTGTCGCCATCAAAGGCGAAGCCCGGATTTTCCGTAGTTCGTCCGCCCTGATCGTCGTAGACGCTGGGGCTGTACCTGCTGGAACCCCCCGAACCGGAGCTTCCCGAAGGCGTTGTGATGGAGTCGATCAGGAAGTAGCCCAGCCTGCCCAAGAAATCGTTCTTATCGAGGGTGGCGATGGGCGAAACGTTCCCTCCAGCAGTAGTGGGATCGATGTAATAGACCCAGTAGAGCCGCTGCTGCGTAAGGCCGGTGATGGTGACCGCGCCGGCCGGAAAGATGGACAGCGTGCGGTTGCCGAACCGCGCGGAGAAGGGACGGCAGATGATGGCCGCCGTGCCTCCGGAGCGGGCCTCCGCGATCAGCGAGCCGCGGCCATAACCGTCCTGCGTGACGGTCGAGAGCACATAGCCCGCCGTGAAGCCGTCGATCTCTACCCAGACAGAGGCCGCCCCGTTTGCCCGCAGTGAGCGGATCCGCACGTTGTAGGTGGTGCCTGAGACGATCGGTGCAATGTATCCAATGTTCAGGCTGACATCGACGAGCCCGGCGTCCGTCCAGGTAGTGGCGCCAACGGCCTGCACCTGCATCTGGATCTGCTTCACGCGAATGTCGAGCGGCGTATCCCAGGTCACCTTGATCCGCGGAATGACCGTTCCATCCGGCTGCAGCAGCGCTGTCGCCGCAGAGGACGTGAGCTGCATGTTGGTCGGCGGCGCCGGCGTATACGGCGCCTGCAGCGGCGCGCTCGGCACGTCGTAGGGCGTCAGCTCCTCGGCCGGGCTCCATTCGAGGTCCGACGCCGCGGTCTCCTGCACGCCAACCTCGAGGTACAGGCGCGGGGCCCCGGTACCGGAAGTCTCAACTTGGAAGTTGACGGACGAGACTTCCAGCAGCTTGTCCTCCCAGCCATTCGCGGCAAAGCTGAACAGAAAGGTATCCAGGGGCTGCAATTGAAAGGCCTGCAGGCCCATTACAAATGAGCCGGTGCCCTGCCGCCTGTTGCGGCGCAGCGCGATCTTCGCCAGGCGCTGCGCCTGCGAGACACTGAGGACGCACGGACGGGATATCTCTTTGGAGAGCGGAACCCCGCCGTCCTGGGCCAGGTACTCATCAGCCGAATAGCCATGCAGAACATCGGCTGCGTACTGCGGATAATTCGTGGGTTGAAACGCGAACGGAAAGTTGTTCTGGATCGTGCCCTGGTACCAGCCGTTCCGGTCGTAGACGTTGCCGGCGACGTTGTAGGGATAGTTCGGCGCGGTATAGGTCCCGGTGACTCGATTGAAGAGCTCGCGATAGGAGCGGTTCGCGCTCCACTTCATTGGTGCGACCAGGTGGTCCGCACCGAAAGACGCCGACGGTCCCTGCCAGTAGGCCGGCCAGATGTACCATTCGCCGCCGATCCGCGACAACCGGCCCTCGGCCGCGGTCATTAGCGTGGCGATCGCGTCCCCCGGCCCAACCGAGGTGTCATAGTGCCAATGCGCCGAGTAGCGCGCTTCGTACCCTCCGCCAGCCAGCGGGACCTGCTCGTCACAGACGTTCGCGGCCGCGATCAGCTGGGCCTGGTTTACGGTCGGATCGCCCAGACCGAACTCGGTGTCAGTGAAGACATCATTGACGAGGAGGGCCATATTGGTGCTGAAGGCCGTCGTGGAGGTCCGCGGGTCGTACACTTCCTTGCCGTGGACTGTGAAGCGGATCTCCGGCTCGCCCTGGAACAATGCGTCGTCGTGAACGATCTTCAGATACACGTAGGTGCAGCCCCCCAGATAGGGGCTGCCGCCCGACGTCGAGGTCCAGGTGGGATCGTTGGCGGTGAGCCCGCCGATGATGTCTCCGGGGAGCTGCTCGCCGTACCGGGCCTCGCAATAGACCTTGCCGCCGAAGTTGTAATGCGCGCCATTGGGCCCGATGTACTCGTTGCCGTCCGCGTCCCCGCCGAACCCTATGCCATCCCGAACCGTATAGGCGTACTGGCTGCCGGGGTTGAAGTGGACTTTGCGGCCGTCCAGATACAGCGATTCGATCAGGTGACACTTGTGCGTCGCGATGACGATGACGTAGTTGAACTGGTTGTGCGTTGCACCCGTGGTGGAGCGATAAACCTCTACGCCGCCGACGCGCTGCACGCCATAAATGATCTGGCGATAGGAAGCAGCCTGGCGGGTGGTGATGTTCTGTCCGCGGTTGGAAGTGAGAGCATCGGCGATCGCGCCGACTTCCATGGACAGGCCGCCGAGGGCGAGAGCTTCCATCGCATGGAGGGCCATCCAGGTGTGCATCAGCCCTTCAAGGACTGCGCCGCCGACGCCGAGAGTGAACGCTCCCAGCACAGCTGCACCGGCCAGCATCGCTGCGCCCTGAACCGCTTTACTCATGAAGTGACTTCCTTAAAGCTCGAAGCCGCCCCTGGTGGGCGGCGGTGATGAATCGCGATGCGGGAGTGGTTCTAGACCTTCCAGGCTCGGGTAACGGCGCTTGCAGGCAGTCGCTTCAAGCCCTCAGCGCCGGCACTGACCACGTGCCTGCCGTTCAGGTCCACAATGCCGGCGATGAGCCGGTCGGCGTCCTGAATCACAACCAGGTCGCCGCGCTGGGCGAGCAGTGGAGAGGGCCACTCGACGAGCCCATGCTTCGCGGCGCAGTGGGCAGCAGCATCGGCAACCGTAGAGCCTCCGGTCACTTCGCGGATCAACCGGAACGCCTCAACTTCCGTGCTGTACTTGCCCCGGAAGTCATCGGCGATGTCGGTACCGGTCATCGCGAGGATCGCGTCCGCCGGTGTGAGGCAGCAATCGATCGTGCCCCAGGAGAAGGGGACGCGATCGCGCTCCCGCAAGAATTGGGTGAGTTCCCTGGTGTCCCAGGTGTGCGTGCGTGTGAGTGGCATCAGGCCCCCCAGCGGAGAGCGATGTCGCTCAAAATTTCGACCCAGTTGAAACCGATGTCATCGGGATACCTGATGTGCTGGTCGGCTGCTGTATAGCGCCGCTGGGATGCCCGCTGCAGGTTCGTCATCCGGGACTCGAGCGCGAGAGAGATGGTCATCGATTCCGGACCGGGCGACGTCGTCGGCTTGTCGACCAGGCCGGAAAAGAGCAGGTAGGGAGCGCCGAGCAGCGCCCCCTGAGACAGGAGCGCAAGCCAGATCTTCGCGGGCGCCCCGAGCTTGATGTCGGTGAGGGACTCGGCGTACAGCGCCGGATCTACGCCGGACAGCGACACGCTGGTGCCATCGGCGCGGACCTCCGAGCCTTCGGTAATCGTTCCGACACCGCCGAGAGCACCAACGCCCAGATAGGTCTGCGCGTCATAGACCAGCGGGCCGATGCCGGTCCAGATGTGCTGCACGCCAGAATTGAAGGTGAGCTGCACAAGGATCGCCGGAGAGATGACTCCCTGGTCGAGCGCCGCCTGAAAGGCTGAATCGAGTATGCGAGGCATCTATCGCGCCTCCACTGCCTTGAGGCTGACGCCGGACAGGCGGGTCTCCGAGCCGAGCACCGAGCGGCGGTTCTCAGCCAGGCGAAAGAGGCCCTTCGGGTTGGTGAGCGTTATGGCGTCGCCGTCGGCGGTGGCCTCGCGGATGGAAGGCCAGATGTCGATCGAAGCGTTTCCGTTGCCGTCCGCGTTGACCGTGTTGAGCACGCGAAGCAGGCGTACACCGACCTGGCACTGGTCGCCCGCCAGCAACACGCCGGCGGCGTTCGGCGTCCAGCCCTTGGTGTGCAGCACCGTGGCCATGGCGGGATTCACGCCGGATACCAGCGGCGCGCCGGCGGCGGAGCCCAGAGGATGCCGGCGCAGGGGATCGAAAAGGTAGAACACGTTCGTCATGCCCCGGCACTCGCCCAGAAACGCCGTCCACCGGGCCGCGGCGGCCGCGTCCATTTGCGGCAGCGCGATCGATGCGTCCCAGAAGTCCGCGCCAGGCCACACCTGAACCTGTGTCCTCCCCGTAAACGGTGACCGGTTGGCCGCCACGGTGTCATTCATGCCGAACTCGACCGATTTGAAGCCGGGGTTTGCCGGCAGCGCGAGGATGCTCGCACCGTTCCAAGTTCCAAGAATCATGAAGGGACACCTTTGCGGCGAGTGTTGCGAGTTACCGGTGAGAAGCCGGGTTGCGGAAGCTGCGCTCCTGCATCGCCGCTACCGAGCTGCGAACCACGTGCGGATGGAACTCCTGGAGCGCCTGGCGGACGTGCACCGCCATCTGCTCTGGGGTCACACCGTTGGCGACCTGGATGGCGTAGTGCGCGGTCCCGTCACCGAGCCGGCTGTTCGGAACGATGGTTCCGTTGGCCGGGGCCACGAAGGTCTCCCGGCCCATCTCTCCCACGTCGTAGGTCATGCCGGCCTGGACGTTGCCGCCCAGCGCGCGATGACCGCCAAAGATGGAGCCGACGAAACCGATGGCCTTGCCGAAGAAGCCGGAAACGCCGCTGCCGGAGTCGCTGGAGTCACTCGGGTCCCCGGAGCCGGCGAGCTTCGGGAACAAGAGCTTGCCGAGGCCGGAGAGCGAGCCGGACGCGCCCATGCCGCCCAACCCATCCACGATCTTGACGTTCAGCGGGTTGCTGCTGGATCCATCCGGCTTCCCGAACGCGCTCAGGATGGTGCCTTCGGCCCTGTTCAACAAGGCACCGGCAGCGTTTGAGGCGATGCCCCTGCCGACCTCTTTCCACTGACCACGCTGGCCCCGGCCGGTCATCTCGTCCAGGATGGTGCGGTTGATCGCGCCCAGCGAGGAGCTGACTGTTTCCTTCATCAACGTGGCGTTGTCGAGAGCGGCTCTGGTGAACTCGTCGATCGCGTCCTTGGCCCCGACCAGCCCGGAGGAATCCGGCTGGTCGATTTTGGAGCGGTCCCGCTGAGCCGAGGCGTCGGCCTGGATCTTCAGCGAAGCCCGCTGCTGGTCGATTGTCTTGAGCTGCTCCTGGCGCTGAATTTCGTCCAGATACGTGGCGTTTGCCACCTGATTGCGCTTGGCGTCGAGCCGATCCAGCTCCGCCGCGAATCCGACCTGGTGCAGCACGGAGATCCGCCGGAGGGCGTCCAGATGCGAGATCGACTGGCCGGCTTCCTCGTTCAGCCGGAGCTCCTCGGCCTGCGCCTTTGCCTTCGCATTCATGGCCGTGAGCTCCGCCTGGGAGTCGCTGGCGATGTCGCCGGCATGAGCGAAGTCACCGCCCATCTTCGCTGCCGCGCGACGGCCTGCTTCCAGGGCCGCGGGGCCCTCATCCGCCTTCGGTTCCTTGCGGCCGGTGAGCATGTCCATAGCCGCGACGGTGTTCCCTGCCCTGGCCTCGGCGATCGCGTGTGCCATCTTCTCCGCGGCCGACTTCGCGATCGATGCCTGTTTCTCGATGACCCGATTGAACTGCTCGGACCCGGTGGTGAAGGCCTGCCGGTTGCGGTTCCAGAAGTCGTAAATCGACTTCGGGGTCGCGCCGTTCAACTCCAGCGCCGCCGCCTCGGCCTCGAGCGCGCGCAGCCGCTTTTCGGCTATCTTTTCCCCCTCAGCCTTATCCGCCTTCTGGCGCTCGAGCCGTTCGAGATGGACCTGCTTATCGGCGTTGGAGAAGCCCTTTTGAGTGTTGCGCTGCTGGCGGCGAAGGTCATCCAGGGTGTCGCTCGAAAGATCCAATCGCTCCGAATAGTCCAGGTTGGGATGCTGCTGCTGCAGCCTGTTAATGCCGTTTACATGGGATTCCGCCTGCTGAATCGCATCCGCAAGGGCGTTCATGACTTTGAACTTCCCGGCTGCCTTCGCCGCCTTCGCCGCTTTCGCGTCATCCGGAGCAACAGCATCGAGTGCGTCCTGGGCTTCCTCTGAGGCCTTGCGGACCGTGCGATTCACGTCGTGGGCGAACTTCTTGTCATCGTCCGTCGACATGTGCGGCCGCGTTTCGTCCTTGCCGAAGAGCGCCTTCGCGCCGGGGAACAAGAGCGAATTCAAACCGCGCTTCAGGTCGGCGAGGATTGTGCTGGCCACCATCTGCCCGAACGAGACGCCCTGCTCGTTGAACAGCGAATCCATTGCCTTCCCGGAGCTGATGAGTTCGGAGGTCAGCGCAGAGGCGGCCTTGCGGTCCTCGTCCAACGCCAGCTTCAGGAAATTCTCCGGCTGGTGTTCGAGCTTGGCGATCGCATTGTCCAGTTTGTCGCCGGTGAGGTCCAGCTCGACGCCGGCCTTCCGCGCGGACTGCGCGATTTCCGCGTACGCGTCGCGGATGGTGGTCCGCGCGTCCTTCATCTTCTGGTCGAATTCAACGACGGCTTTTGCGCCTTCTATGAACACACCGGCCAGCGCAGCTCCGCCGATCAGCGGGAAGATCGCCTGCATGGCCTTGCCCACACCAGGGATCGTCGTCAGAAAATTTTCTACCGATCGAATGCCGGGATTGCCGTTCTCCAGGCCCCGCACCGTGGCGCTTGCGGCCTGCTTGGCGCCAATTTCGTGTGACTCTTGAATCTTCGGCAGCCTGGAGAGTTCTTCCCGCCACCTGCGGTGAGCGTCGATCTGCTTCTCCGTGCTGCTGAGCATCTTGGCTGCGGTAGCTTCCGAGACCTTATCGAGCGATTTCGCCGTTCTGGTCTGAATGGCCTCCAGCTCGCCGTAAGATTTGCCCAGATCCTGGGCTGATTTGATCTGCTGGTTGTTGTACTCGAGGATCTTGTTCTTGGCCTCGGCGATCTTCTGCGCCGTCGCGGCCGTCTTCTTGTCCAGGCCAGCCAAGTTTGCTTCGTACTGGGCAGTGTCGGCGTTGAATATGACCGAGACGTCCATCTACTTCACCGCTTTCTTGATTTCTTCCGCCACCACAGCGCGATACTCCTCGACCATGGCGTCTTTCTTCGTGTCGAAGGCGGGACGGATGAACGGGTGCGCAGAGGTAAAACCCGCAGGCCCCTTGGTCCCGGTGCTCTTTCGTTTTGTGTGGCCGTACTCCACGTCAGAGGTAACGAGCTTGGAAGACTTTCCCTTGGGCCCAATCACCACCCGCGTAGCTTTGCCTGCCACCACTCCCTCGTCATCAGGAGCACTCACACGGGCCTTGATGCGCTGGATCAGCTCGCCCCGTTCCATAACGCCGCCGGCGCCCTCCGGCTTGATGGGCGCCCGCATGCGGATTTCCTCGGCCATGAGGTCCCCGGCACGCTGCAGAGCTTTGCGCTGGATTTTGCGCATCTTATCGCCGCGCAATCCCAGCAACATCTCATGCAGCTTGGCGAAGTCGTCATCCATGGTTCTGCTCCCTCAGCTTCGCCGCCATCTCGTACACCTGGCCGAGGTACATATCCCGCGCCAGCATCTGCTCTTCCGTCAGCTCGGCAAGCCTGGGGACAGCCTCGTGCTCACGGTGGTTCGGCATGAAGCGCAGCGGGCTCATTGGCTGATCCGGCCGGTACAAGCCGTTGTTGATCACGGCGGCCGTCGTATACGCGCCAACCATCTCGGTGTGGCCCAGGTGCTCGCGGTGGCGGCTCTCCAGCAGCGCAAACTGCCGCGGCGTCAGCGCATAGAACTCTCCGTCCGACAGGCGAAGGTCATACCGTGCGCGCGCCCAGAAGTAGGCGATGCTCAGGCGTTGGTTGACGCCTGAGCCTTTGCTTCCCCCTCGGTCTGGGTCTCCTCGCCGGCGTCCGGATCCGCCGTTGAGGCGAACCAGGCAGCCAGGAGCGCGGCATAGATCCCAGGAGCGTTGTGCATGGTGATCCAGGCGCCGACCTGATCAACCGTAAGCTTCGGGTTTTCCTTCAGCAGTGAAGCCCAGAGCATGGCGCGGAGCGAGGTTGCGCTCTGCACGCCGGCCGCCGACTCGATCAGATTGACGCCTGTGGCCTTTTCGACCAGCACGATCGCGTTGTAATCGAAGCAAAGATGCCGCTCTTCGCCGCCCAGAATGATTGATACGTTCGGCAGCGTGGGATCCAGGCCGGGCTTGCCGGCGACGGTGGTGCTCATGCGTTCATTCCTCAATGTGTAAGGTTCTGCGTAAAGTCGTTGCCACAAGGTGCGGTTGAGTAGAGCGAAAGAGCGTTCGCTCTACTCAACCTCCTTTGTGCCTAGCTGCCCGTGGTGCCGGCAGTGTCGGTGATGGGACCGGTGATCTTGATCGTCGCGGCGAAGCTGGAGGCCTTGTCGAACTGCGCATCCAGGTTGTTGTCCTGGATGTAGCCCGCGAACGTGCGCAGGAAGCCGGTTGTCTGGCCCGCGGCGGGCGGGTACTGGTGCTTGACGATCACTTTGGTCTGGGCAATGAAGGCTGCGTTCACAACGAGCTGCCCGGCATCGGTGAGGTCCGAAACGCCGCCGATCGCAACCTGGCCGGAGTCCAGCAGCGTGGGCAGGAACTCGCGGAACGCGCCTGGCGAATCCATGTTGGTGATGTCTTCGAGATCCGTCTTGGCGCCCGAGTACTGTGTGGTCTTGATCTGCTTGCACAGGGTGAAGGCGGTGCCGCCATCGATCGAGATGGAGAAGGTCGAGCCTTTACCGGTCTGGGCCTTGGTGGCCATCGCAAACACGGAGGCCAGGATGAGGGATTTCTTACGCATGGGCGTCCTTTCGGGGTTAAGCGGGATCGCCGCGCCCATGGGGCACGGTGTGGGTGCGGCGGTGAAGTTTTTTAGGGGAGCTGCTTAGGCTTCGGAGAACTGGATCATCCAGTCCTGCTGTACGCGGTAGAGCCGCGTGCCCTGCTCGAAGTAATCGCTCTGGTTATCCAGCCAGGCATTCTGCACGTTGGCTCCATCAGGGAGAGGACCGCTGAAGCCATTCAGCAGCGCCTCGAAGGCGACTGCCAGCGCGGTTGCAGCGACATGCGTGGCGCCCCAGCTGTCGATTTGCAGGCGAACCGTAATGAAGCCGGTCGGCCCATCATTGGTCTGCTCCTCCACACGCGAGATGCCCTGGTACGTTGCGGCCGGCAAAGTCGGCTTGTCCGGCAGCAGGAGCGGGTACATGCGCTGCGCGATGAGCTCCCCGGGCCCGCCCGCGGTGGCCAGCTGCTGTACGCCGTATCCGATCATTTCGGTTGCTCCAGGCACATCAGGTTCAACTCCCGGCGGTTCTCGTCCGGGTCGCTGACCAGCTGCACTAGGAAGCGCCGGTCACGGTAGAGCACGGTCATTCCCTGCGCCAGGCTGACACTGGGGAAGCGCACGGTCACCTTGTGAGTCACCTGCGCTGTGAAGCCGGCGCCAAGCGCGTAGATCTCTTTCGAGCTCGCCACGGTGATGGCCGCCCTGCAGCTCAGAACGGTTGTGTCCGGTCCAGCTCCGGGCTGGCCGGATTGATCCTGCGTTTCCGAGGGCGCCGTAATCGCGATCCGGCGCTTGAGCTGGCCGCTGCGCATCAGGCCCCCTCGAAGCTGAAGATGGGCGGAGCGGCTTCGCTATCGAGCAACGAATCCACAAACTTCGGCACGACGGTGACCGCATTCGTGGAATTCGTGAGGACCACGCTCTCGCGGTTCTCGTACCAATGCGCGACCAGGCCGAGGATCGCAAGCTGAACGCTGGCGGGCACCGTATCGGGCGTGTCGCCATAGCCCGCGGTATACGTGACCTGGACAACGTCACTGCGACCGTATGCCGTGGAAGGCCAGTAGGTGCCGGGTTTCGGGAGGATCCGCGCGGGCTCCGCGTCAGCATCGACCGCGTACAGGCTGGGATTGAGCGTCTGGCGAACTCCGGACGGGTCAAGGTAGGTGACCGAGGCGACCGCCATCAGCCGCGGACGCGGCAAGAGGATTGGCGCCGGACCGAGAAAGCCGCTGTACGAGAAGCCGAAGCCTGGCCTCGATGTCGTTCCCAGGCGCCAGGGCTCCGTCATCCAGCCGGGGAACCGGTCCAGCGACAAGCGCCACGTCTGTTCCAGAAAAGCGCGGCCGGTGTACTTTTCCGCATACTCGCGAGCGGCTTTGATGTACACGCTCAGCAGCTCGTTTTCGGTATCTGCGTCGATCACGCAGTGATCGGCTGCCAAGCCGAGTGTTACGGGTTCTACGGTGGCGTCGACCGTACGTTGGAGGGCAATCATGGGCGGCGGCCGCCCTTCACGAACTTGGGTTTCGGCTTGCCGGCGGGCCGCGGGCCAGGACGCGGAACGACAGCCGCATTCTCCGGCCGGGGAAGTGTGGCCTGTTCAGCGATCGGCACGGCGACGGCCTCCTTGCGGGTGATGAATGCGCTGCCGAGCTCGTCCGGGACCACTGCTATCTGCCCACGGGTCCACTGCACGTTTCCGTACTGCAGAGCGGGAATGGTGATGCGAACCTGCATGGAAACTCCGGAGGCTACAATTTCGGGAATGAACGATCTGCGCGTCCCCGCCCCCCCCGGAGCGTTGGCAATGTTCGGTAAATGCGAGGTCTGCGGGGAGCAGGCGTTTGTCATGGTGCGCGATTTCTTGTGGGCCACAAACCCGGTGAGTCCATGGCGCGAGTACAGGCCCGATGGAGACATCCACCGGTTCTGCAAGACACACCAGCGAAAGTCCCGGAACCGAGAGGTCTACATCGACTTACTGCCGCCCCTGGGAGCGGCGAGTCTCTAAACTCGCCGCTCCCGTCAGGGGAGTTGTTCTATGCGTGCTGCTGCAGGACCTGGATCGGGTGGCTGCCGGCGTCCAGCAGGCGGGAGCCCGCACGGAAGAAGCCGAGGAAGGCGATCTGGTTCGCAGTGGCGAAACGCTCGTCCAGACGCTGGACCTCCATCGCCTCGACGGTCCGCAGAAGGTACTTCTGCAGGTTGCCGAAGATCACGGCGCGATTGCCGGCCGCGATGTCGGGCGTGTTGACATCGATGACGATGTCCTGCCCGAACAGCTTGGTGACCAGGCCGTTCGCATCCAGCTGGAAGATCGGCGCGCCGAGCCCGTTGCGCTGGGTCGACAGGTAGATCTGGGTGCGGCGATTCATCACGAACTTGCCCTGGTTCGCGTACGACGGATCCAGCGCACCGAACAAGTTGGCCACGTCGGACAGAGTGATGATCGCGGGGTCCGCGGACGTCGCGCCGAGGTGAGCGGAAGCGGCGAGCGGATCGAAGTTCGCGTTGGTGCTGGTGCCCATCACGTACTTCGACAGACCGCGGCCGGCCCGCTCGCCAAGGTTGTCCTTGATGAACGCGCCGAAATCGAAGGCCGCATCACGAACCAGCGTGCGCGGGATCTTCACCATGCCGGTCTGCAGGATGGCGACGGTCAACGCCGTGGTGGCAAGCACCAGGTCGTTCTCATCCTGGTCCGTGTTCTCGCCGATGACGGTCGCTGCATTGGCGGTGTCGTTCGAGAGCGGCCAGTTCATCTGCTCGCCCGTGGTGGTAGGGAGCAGCCTGACGAAGCCGGCGACACCGCCGTACGCCAGGGTGGCGCGCTCGACGTCCGGTACCAGCTCGGTCGGAATCGCATAGCCGCCGCCCGGGCCGGTTGCGGCGCCCATCGCGCGGAGTTCCTCATCGCGGCCGGTCACCATGTAATTGCGATAGGCGGCGGTGTACTGACGTCCACGCTCTTCGCGCTGTGCCTGGTCGGCTGCACGCTGGTCGGCGGTCTGATCACCCTGGCCCTGGCCGGGCTGGGGCAGTGGAGGACGGCCGGCGCGGAGGGCGCGCTCTTCGGCTTCCACGCGGCTGCGCTCTTCGGCGGCGAAGCGGGAGGCCTCGTCCATCAGAGCGATGTCGGTGCCGATCTGGCGGGCTTCCGCGAAGCTGTTTTCGATGGTGGAGCGTTGCTCGGCCGTGATGGTGGTGTTGCCGAGCAGGGCCGTGGCGGAGGCCAGCAAAGCGGAGCGGCGATCGGCCTTCTGCTGACGGGTCTCCGCAGCATTTGCCTGGATGCGGGCGAGGATGAGGGTGTAACGCATGGTGGTTTCCTTTTTGGGGTGGCGCGACAGCTCAACCGCGGCTGCGGGAACTTCGGGCTCGAGCGCACGACATCCTGTCGCCATCGAAGGGAGCCCATGCGGGCCAGGGTCCTGCGCGGTTGTGGTTGGGCTAAGGCGCCGGGGCGCTAGAGCTCTGAGAGCTGCAAAAGCAAATTGAGGCGGATGCGGTCGTCAACGCTGATGCTGTCGACGGGAGGGGCAGTCAACGCCTGGCGTTTCTCGACGGCGAGCGCCTTCAAAACCTGGTCATTCTGCGGAAGCTGTGACCGGACGGCCGAGTCTGCATCGAGGTACGCGGGATCCGTGACCACCGAGCAGTCGAAGATGGAAGCCTTCTTGATGACTCTGAGCAGGCTGTCCGTGTCGGGGTCGTACACCCAGGGATCGGGATCTTCGCAGTAGAAGCCGAAGGAGCTGCCCCTGATGTCTTTTCGCCGCATGCTGACCATCAGGTCGCGGGCGAGCTGCGTATCCGGCGGGTCGATCTCGTAACGAAGTCCGATCTCGTCGACGCTGACCCGCATGGTGCCGCTGGACGTGCGTCCCAGCACATTGTTCATGTCATGGTTGAACAATCCGAGGATGTCGGGGTTGGCGGCGAGGCACTCGTCGAACGCACCCGGAGCGATGATCTCGAGGAATCCGCCCAGGTCCTGCGATCGCATACCAAACTTGGCTGCATAGCCGACGATCTTGGGGCTGTCGCCTTCGGTGGCGCGGACCTCGGCCTGCAGGAACCTTCGTTCAGGCTTCATGTGTGTCTAACCTTTCTTCACGCCGGCGGCGATCAGGGCGTCTTCAAACGTCCACCATTGCGAGTTTTGCCAGTGGTTGCCCGGCCACTTGACCAGGAATATCCAGGGCCGCCGCTCGGAGCGGTTCGCTACGATCGTGATGCGGGGCTTACGCATGGTTTCCTTATGCCGCGAGGGCCAGGGTGCTGCCGGCCTCGCGGAAGATGCCAAGGGTTATGCTGCGCACCGCCCGGGCCAGCTCCGCGGCGGAATCGACGGCCGACGTCTCCGGCTTCCAGTCCGCCGCGCGCTTCTCGAGCGCCTTGCGGAAATCGCGGAGGATCTTCTCCTGGCCCAGATCCGTCTCGGGCTTCACGCGGAACGTGTCGCAGGCCTGGCGCGTGGCCTCGGCAGAGATCGCCTCCAGGATCGGCCCGAAGATCCGCACCACGGCCTCGGCATCCCTTTTGCTCCGCGCTGTCATGCGAAGTACCGAGTCATGGAACACCACCGAGTAGGCCGCGCTCATGCGGTCCAGCAGCATGCGCTGGTTGCGGCCGCCGTTGCCGGCGGGAACCGTGTCGCCGTCGCCCGGCGTCACGTCATCGCCAGACAAATCGTCAGGATTGTCGATCTGGTCGACCGGAACCATGTTCAACGGCATGTAGAAGCCCTTCCCTGCAGGTCCGCCCGGGTTGAAGCCCAGCGTCTCGCGGATCTCGTCGCGTTCCAGGAAGCCCCACTGGCGGCCCACGGCGAAGCCATTCATCTGGGAAGCGAAGTCGCCGCGGATAAGCTCCGACACATCGAAGCGCACGGAATACTTCCCTGCTGCCCGTCCAATCGTCGGCATCAGCTTGCGCTGGATCTCCGCCTCGATCCGAACCAGCCACGGCCGAAGAGTGAACGTCACATACTCGAGGGCCTGCGACTCATGATTGGAGTTCGACAGGCGGGATGTGTCGCCGATCATGTGCGGCGGAATGCGGAAGATGGCCGCGATCTGCGTGCGCGTGTACTGCTGCGTCTCCAGGAACTGCGCTTCGCCCGGGGAGATGCCGATTTTCGTCCAGGTCCATCCCGGTGGCATCACGGCCGTGCGGCCCTGGTTCTCACCCGAGTTGGCCTGCTCCCAGCTGTCCTTAGCCTGCTGCAGCTGGACGGCATCCTTCTTCTCGGCCGGTCCGGTCAGCAGGCCAGAGGGGCGGCTGCCGCGGCCGAAAAACCCGGCGCCGAACTTCTCCGCAGCGATCGCCGTGCCAATGGTCTGGCGGGCGGCCTGGATCGGGCTGAGCCCGGTCCAACCGTCCAGGCTAAGCGCGGGGACGTGGATCATGTCTTTGGCCGCGACGAGACGCGCGGGAACCGTGTCGCTCACCTCGTACATCAGGTCAGAGGGCGCCGCATTCTGTCCCGACGTCTGTAGCTCTCCGCCCTTGGCCCGGCGGGCCTTCACAAAGCGCGGATGCCGCGGCCACAGAGCGACGGGCTTGTTTCCCACGCCGCGCTGGATCTCCGCATAGCCGTTGCCCGTCAGCGCGGCACAGCCCACCAGCGCCGCAAAGAACGTCGGCGAGGTCATCTCCGGATTCGGCTCGACCGCCAGCAGGTAGTACAGGTCGGAGTC